GAAAAGCTTGGATTTTTGCCTGGCGAAATTAAGGATAAAATTGATCCATTTATGGAAAGTTATCGTTCCAATATGGCAAAATTAATACATGACCAAAATATTGTTGACTGGCTGGAGGCAACTGGTATTATCGAGTTTAGACCATTAGCCTATATGAGAGGAGCAACTTTTGACAATGCATTTATGATATTGGATGAAGCCCAAAATGCTGACTTTAAGCAGTTAATGCTGTTTTTAACTAGACTTGGAAAATATTCTAAAGTTCTTATCTGTGGAGACGTTAGTCAATATGACATCTCTAAAAATAAAGTAGCTTTACCAGATTTTATTAAGCTTGTAAGCGGAATTCTTGGAGTTGGGGTTCATCAATTTAAGGATTCCGATATTGTCCGAAATAAAATTTTGGTTGAAATTACCGAGAGATATGAACAATGGAAAAATGAGAATCCAAATCATATATTTCTTAGGTAAATTAATTAAATGAGCACGTACGACCAACTAAACCGCCAATTAAACGATGAGATGCAGACGCTCGCTGAGAAGATCAAGAGCGGTGACTATTTAGAAAGAGATAGAAATAGACTAGCATCTATAATGTATCCCAAATTAAAGTACTTCATTTGGAAGTTCTTTAACAGTACTGACCCTACTGAAGAAGTCTTGCACAATACTTTGTACAAGATCTTTAAAAACATTGAGTCGTATAGTGATAAATTTAGGTTTACAACCTGGATTTACACTATTGCTAAAAACGAATCGCTATTGCATCAGCACAAATTAAAGACACAGTTTGCTGTTAGACTAGATGATATTGAAAATAAAGTAGATCGACCTGATGATTCAGGCTTTGTTCTAGAGAAAGAGATCTATATCGAGTCATTATATGTTGAAACTCTTAGAATGATGACAACTTTACCAGATTGTATTGAAAAATCGATTCTGATCGATAAGGAGCTTCACCACATGAAAGGTAATGACCTGGCTGAGAAATACAACATGAATCTAAATACGGTTAAGACCAAGATTAGAAAGGCTAGAAAGATGCTTAGAGACAATGTTTTGGAAAAGAACCCAGAGTTCAAAGACCGCCTAAAAGAATTTCTATAACAGATGATAGGTTACTTATTAGATTTTATAAATCCAGCTTCTTTTTGGAAAAATACGGTTTCGTGTTATCGTGATCTCGTAAACTACTCATTCTATCGTGGACTAATTAAAAAGCTTGATCGAGAAGGTCTTCTTAAGGAAAAAGGCATGCGCACAGACTGGCTAAAACGAGTCTATTTTGTAATAAACTTACAACCTGAGACCCTCCTAGCCAGTCAGGATATTGATTTATTGGAACGTAGCCGAGTTGCTGAAGCAATTGCCGAGCGAAATCAAATCTTTATGAGAGACGGTCTGCTGGAAATTATTCAAGCTGACTATCTACGAATTAAAACATCCGACTATTATGCTTATTTAATCTGGGTTAAATATCGATGGAATTCGTCAATTGCTACCTGGTTAAATAGTTTAATTTGGTTAGCTGGCATAATTATACTCTGTGTTAACTATCGACTGTTTATACAGTGGGGTTTTCAGTTGAAAGCCTGGTACATGCAGATAAATAATTAAAAAATTTTTAAGATGCAATTCATTGAAAAATACTTTAAACTAATCGCGCTCGGCTTTCTTTTTATCCTATTCATTCAACAGTGTAGCGTATCAAGAAAAGCAGACAAGGCTTATAAACAAGCAAAAGTTGCGGCTGATGTAACTGATTCGTTAGTAAAGGCTGGCCCAGTCACTGCAGCTGAAGTTAAGCATATTAGTCAACAGATAATGTTTGAATTTTTGATTTACGAAGAAGACGTTGACAAAGGCAGGACAAGTTTATCCGATATTAAAAATAAGATAGAGAGTAAATGACAATTGACCGTGATAAAGCCGCAAATGTCTTTATTATTGGAACATTTGTTACTCTTTATTTATTAGTTTCAATAATATCGACAATTCACGTAATCGATTTTTTCAGTATGTCCAATCCCAAGTGGTTGGCGATAAGTCTAGCAATTGCATTTGAATTAGGCGCAGCAGCATCTTTAGCATCAATTGTTGCTTTAGAAAAAATGAATCGGACAATAGTTTGGCTATTATTCATTACTCTTACTGCAATGCAGGCAATGGGCAATACCTATTATGCATACATTCATCTTGAAAATTTTCATGGCTGGATAGACCTCTTTGGTTTAAATGAAGAAGAGCTTATCTACCAGAAAAGAATATTGTCAATTGTGTCCGGTGCAATTTTACCAATTGTCGCACTAGGATTTATCAAATCTCTAGTTGATTACATAAAACCTGAGTCGAAAGTTCTCCAAAAAACTCAGATAGATAATAATACAGAGACGGCCAAACCGTTAAAAAAGATAAATACAGACGAGATTTTATCTAGGGGAGGCCGGATCTAAAAAAGGAGCCGGCACAGATGTACATAAAATATAATGATGACCCAGTTAAAAGACGCGTAAATTCTGCATTTGGTAGTTTATGCGATGGTGATTCGATTAAGAATACGCTCAAATTAGTTAATGGCTGTTTCTCAATATTTGACAGAGAACAGCTACTTGCTTCATTTTGTGATTTAAAAAATATGACTTTTCCAGTTGACGGATTTTCGCTATTGGATTTAACAGTTTGTGCCAATTCGACTGAGACCCTATTTAATAATAACCTGCAAACAATTGCACAAGTTAATGAAGAATATCCGCTCGACGAAGATAAGGCTTATGTTAGAGGAATTTTGCTAGTTATTCAATATCCAGCAAATAATTCAATCTATGCTACTTCGTATAACAGCACAATAACCCTAGTTGACAGATCAACAACTGGTACTTTTGCAATACCAGTAGGAGAAGCGTTTAGCCATTTCTCAAATGCAGATGCATCAACTGCAACAAAGATTCTAAATAAAATGACGATAACTAACCCCAATGATTATAGCATTAGGGTTAAAGGCTTACTTATCTCATCAAAAACAAATCCAGAGCCAAATAGTTTTTGCTAATGGGGCCAATTTTAACATATAGTCAACGCCAAAATGCAATGTCGGGTTTGCCTTTTTATGGAAAGGGAGACTTTAATTTTGTTGCATCACGAGGTAATTTTACACCAGGTATTGCAATCAAAATTTTACCACTGGCCGACTTATCTAAGCCAAATACTGATGTTCAACCCTCAGATTTTGATCTAGAAATAAAGGAACTAACTTCTAAATTTAAAGTCGGCGGTCGAATTAAAGGAGTTAAGGTAAATTCTGTACATACTGACAAAAACCCGAAGCCAATAGTTGGCCGCTTCGATTCATTCAGAGTAGATAAAAATACAAAGACGATCAGAGCATTTATAACAGATCCAGATACTCTAGAAAAGTATGAAGTTTATCCAGAAAGTCTAATTAGATTAAACGAGTCAGTTCAGCACAATACCGCTAAAGCAAAAACTTTTTTGGAATTTTTAATATAAAATTTTAAAAAAGTTAATATTATGAGCGATACACAGGGACACATCCCAGAAGATGCTCAGTCCTTTCTTGAACAAACTGATAAAGCTTACGGCAAAAATTCAATGGAGCCAGAAAAACTGCCAACTTCACTGGGACAAGCTGTCATCACCGAAAAATCGACTGAGTCCACTATTTCTGGAGCAAACGATTCATTTTGGAAGAACCTTCCAATCACAAACGTTCCGTCTGGTGGCATTTTTTATCCGGACGATACTGAAATTACCGTGCGCGCCGCAACGGTTGGCGAGATTCGACACTGGTCTACGATTGATGAGACTGATGCATTAGATATTGACGACAAATTAAACTTTATCCTTGAGAAATGCGTTCGCATTAAAACAAAAAACACAGCTTCGTGGTTATCATGGAGAGATATTTGTGAAGTTGACCGACTGTACATAATCTTTGCGATCCATGAGCAAACTTTCCCAAATAAAGAAAATGTACTCTGGACCAAATTTGAATGCTCTGAAACTTGCGCAGATGATTCAAAATACTCAACTGAAGTTAGAACAACGAGCTCGCTAATGCAGGCATTTGATATGAATCCAGAATTTGCAAAATATTTTAAAGATTCATATAAGTGTTTTGAGGTTGAATCTACTAAACTAAATGAAACCTTTTATCTTTATGCTCCAACCTTGGGCGCAATTGAGAGAATTAGAACTAAAATAATTGCTGATCGTAAAAAAGGAAAAACCATTGACCGATCTTTCATTAAATTATTGCCATATCTAGTTCAGGACTTTAGCACATTTAATGATGACGAATTTAACAAGCTAAAGAATGAATCCTTAACTTGGCCCATTAACAAATTTTCATTTATTGATAGGTTTGCAAATCTTTTTCAAGAGAGCAAGGCAACCTCCGTTAATCTAATTTGTCCAAAGTGCGGATCCAAAATGACATCGCCTCTTTTTTTGGGATCAAGCTTCACTATCAAAAGTCTTTTCCTTATTTCAGGTAGACTTGATGAACTTGTTTGAGGCGAACAGGGTTTTATCAGTGAAGCTTAATCAGTCATTCGACAGCCTCTATCGATTACCATTTTATGAGTATTCAATCTATAAGCAGCTTGTAGTAAAAGAAGTTGAATCGGCTGGAGATGGCTCAACTAGCTCAATATCACAAGAAGTTTTTGAAATAAGCAGGGATCGATCAACTGGATCGGCTCCAACTGCTCAGAGCTGATAAATAATCTTAGTAAATAATGATAGACT